ATGAATTAAACTCTTTATATAAAACTTATGGAAATTAGACCACGTATTAACGGAAACAAAAAAGTAGCTTACGAGAACATAACTAAAAAAGAAACAAGAGTACTTGTTATAGGAGACTTACACGAGCCATTCTGTTTAGATGGATATTTAGAACATTGTCAAGAAACTTACGCAAAGTACAATTGTAATAGAGTTGTATTTATAGGAGATGTGATTGATAATCATTATTCTTCATACCACGAATCAGATGCAGATGGTCTTGGAGGAGGTCAAGAATTAGAATTAGCAATAAGTAAAATAGCTAATTGGTACAATGCATTTCCTAAAGCACACGTAACAATAGGAAATCACGATAGACTTATTATGCGTAAAGCACAAACAAGCGCAGTACCAAAGAAATGGATAAAGGCTTACAAAGATGTACTAGAAGTACCACAATGGAAGTTTGTTGATAGAGTTGTAATTGATGGTGTACAATATATACACGGAGAAGCTGGAACTGCAAGAACTAAATGTAGAGCTGATATGCAAAGTACTATTCAAGGACACTTACATACACAATGTTACACCGAATGGTATGTTGGTCAAAACTTTAAAGTATTTGGCTCACAAGTAGGCTGTGGAATAGATGCAACTGCTTATGCTATGGCTTATGCTAAAAGAGGTAAAAAACCAGCTATTGCTTGTGCAGTAGTGTTAGGAGGACATACAGTTATAAACGAATTAATGGAATTATGAATAAACAAATAGCAAAAGAATTACAAGAATTTTCTAAAGAGATAGCAAAAAGATTTTCTAATAAAAATAGAGAAGGAAATTATAATAATGAAAGTTTTAATGTAGATGAGGTTATACCAACATCAGACCACACAGCAGTAATTAATTTTAAAAAAGATACTGGCAAGATAGGAGTTGCTTTTTGTTATTATATAAACAGAGGTTATTCTAAAGGATGGAAATATTTTTTTCCTACTGATTCACACTTAAACGGATTTCAAGCTTTTTTATATTATAAATTAGAAGCAGAAAGAAGAAACTATAATAAAAACTTTCAAAATGAAAAATAAAAAATACACAACTAAAGAAAGATTTAAAATACTTGAATCTACAGTAGCAACTTTATATGTAGCAATAGAAAAACAATCAAAAAAAATAGATGTGATAGATAAATTTCTAACTAAAGCTACAAAAGATTATAAAGAAGAATAGTATATATTAACAATATTGTTTATATTTGCACAAAACGAAACAAAATGAAAAAAGAAATAACAGTAGAATATGATAACATAGCATTAGTTGTTGTAGGAGAATATCAAAAAGGTCAAGATGATAGTTATATGTATCCAGATTTTAGTAGTGATTTTAATTGTTTTAAAGTGTTATGTGGAGGACAAGACATTATAGACATATTAGAACAAGAAGTAATTGATGAGTTAGAGAATCAAGCCATAGAAATAATAGAAGAACAATGGTAGTTTTATTTGATGCAGATAGTTTAGTGTATTCTTCTTGTTGTGGTGTTGATGACATACTTGATGAAGCTATAGGAAAGTTTGATGAGATATTTATGTCAATTGTAAATAGATTTGAAGAAACATACGAGATAGAAAGAGTAATAACTTTTAATAATAGCAAAGGTAATTTTAGAAAACTATTAGACCCTAACTATAAAGCAAACAGAAAGAAACAAGAACATCCTAAATTACTATTTGAGATGCACGAACACATAGCAGAGATATACTCTACTAAAAACTCTTATGGTGTTGAGACAGATGATTTAGTTGCAACGTATTGGAAAACACTTACAGATGAATTAGGACACAACAACGTAATAATAGTATCACTTGACAAGGATTATAAGCAACTACCTTGCCTTATGTATAACTATCACTACAAACACCAAGAGATAATAGATATAAGTCCTTACGAAGCTTTATATAACTTCTATGAACAAATGATAGTGGGAGATAGTGCAGACAATGTAAACTACTGTAAAGGTTATGGTAAGGCGTACGCAAAAAGATTATTTAAAGATTGCAAGACACATTATCAATTTACAAAAAAGACATACGAACTATTTAAAACAATATATAAATCAAAAGCAAAATTAAAATACATACAATGTTATAACCTTTTAAAATTAAGAACAAAATGAAAACAAAAACAAAACAATTACAAACTGGAACTTTTAACCCATTTTATCCAATCAATGAATTAAAAATGGCAAATGTAAATAGAGAAATTACATTATCACACGCAGAGAACTTTAAATCTAAACTTGTAGATTATGGATGGTTAATGCCAATAGTTGTATCTTCTAAAGGAGATGTTATTGAAGGACACCACAGAATTGAATCAGCAAAGCTTTTAAAACAAAATACTTTACCAGCATATATAATAGACTGGGTAAACACAAGTAAAGAAAGTGAACACCTTAAATGTATAATAAGTTTAAACAATGGAAACAGAGCTTGGAGTATGTTAGATTATTTAAAAGCTTTCTCAAATTATAATGAAGATTATAAATTAGTGTATAATGTTTATAAATCTAACAATAACAATATTACCGTTGGAAATATAATTCATCTTTTTTTTAAACCAAGCAATCAAAATTTTAAAAAAGGTTTAGCTAAAGTAGAAGACATAAAGTTTTCACATTATATTTTAAATAAAATATCTGATTTAAATCAAACATATGGATATAAAAAAATAGTTGCTTATTGTGTTAGAGAATTTATTGCTGTAGCTTGGTACAAAACAAATAAAGATATAAAAACAATAGATTATTTGTTTAAACAATATGAAAAAATGGTAAAATCTAATCATCCATCAGCTACATCAATTCCAGACTTTAGACCTACATTAGAATTATATTTAAATCAATATAATATGATAAAGAAAAATAAATGAAGATACTAAACCTTTATGCTTGTTTAGGAGGTAATAGATACAAGTGGGGAGATGAACACGAAATAACAGCAGTAGAATGGGATGAGGAACTTGCAAGGCTATATCAACAAAGATTTCCTAATGACAAAGTAATAGTTGCAGATGCACACCAATACTTATTAGACCACTACAAAGATTTTGATTTTATTTGGAGTTCTCCTCCTTGCCCAACACATAGTAGATTTAATGTATCTATGAAAACAAAAAGAACAATGAAATATCCAGATATGGCTTTATATCAAGAGATAATATTTCTTAAACATTATTATAGTGGAAAGTGGGTAGTTGAAAACGTAATACCTTTTTATGATTTATTAATAGAAGGTTATAAAAGACATAGGCATATTTACTGGACTAATTTTAATTTACCAAGCATATTATCTAATAGAAAAAATCCAGACTTGGGCAGAACTAAAAACTTAATAGATGCTTTATCAGAATTTCACGATTATAACTTTAAGAAATATAATGGCAAACAAACAATACAAAAAGTAGCAAGAAACCTTGTAGACTATGAAGCTGGTAAAACAATACTTGATACAGTAATGGGTATAAGAACAAAAGAAAATATTAATCAAATAGAATTATTTTAATGAGATGGTTTAAACCCTTAAAAAAAGATAAGCCTAACAAAAAACAAAAGGCTGCAAGAAGAAAGCAAAAGGAAAGGTTTATAGAAGAAGAAAGAAAACCTAAAGTAAAAAGAAATGGAGTATTAATAAAAGACAAAAACAATGAGAGCAACTCAACCACACTATGAAAACGGAAAAGGATATGATGTTATAGATTTTATCAAAGACTACAACTTAAACTTCAATAGAGGAAACATAATAAAGTACATAAGTAGAGCAGACAAGAAGAATCACGAACTAATGGATTTACTAAAAGCTAAAGACTATCTTGAAAGAGAGATTGAATATGTACGAAACACAAGGACTCAAGAATGATATAATATATCAATTTTACTACATCACATTATACGACTACGAGAAAGGAACTGAATTAGAAGATTTAAGAATTATCTTATACGACTATGAAGACAAAGAAATGTACTTGGAATGTGAAGGAATTAAATTAGCAATAGAACAAATAGAATTTACACAATTAATAAAAAATATAATAGATGACAACGAAAGAGATTAAAGAATTAGTAGAAGGCGAGTTAGGATATAGAATAAATGTAAACTCAAGAAAAAGAGACATAGTCTATGGCAGAGCTATATACTTTAGAATATGTAAAGACAGAACAAACCTATCACTAAAGAAAATAGGAGAAACACTAAACCTTGACCACGCTACAGTACTACACTGTATAAACAATATATTCCCTACATTCGAAATGTATAATCCTAAATATATGGAAATATACAATAGAATAATAGCAACAGAGGAATATATACCTAAACACCAAAAACTAAAAACACTACAAGAAGAACACAGAAAATTAGAAACAAGATTTAAGTTCTTAAAACAAATAAAAATAGACCCAAAGTTAAGACCTATATTAGAAACAATACAAGACATACCAGAAGAACAATTCCCAGTAGCAGAATACAGAATAAAAAGAGTTATTAATAGATTAAAAGAATTTGAAGAATAACAAAAACACAATATATTTGTTATATAAAAAATAATTAATAATAATCTTTTTTAATTATGGATAAAAGAAAAAACAACGGAGGACATACAACTGCTGGTAGAAAGCCTAAAGCCGAAGAAGTAAAGTTAATTGAAAGACTAACACCACTTGAGCCACAAGCTTATGCAGCTTTAAAAAAAGGAATAGAATCTGGAGAGTTTAAGTTTATACAAATGTTCTATCATTACTATGCTGGTAAACCTAGAGAAACAAAAGACATCACTCTAAACAACGAGCAACCTTTATTTAATATTATTGATTAATGTTTGTAGTAACAACTGCAATTAAAAAACTTCTTAAACTAAAGAAACGTAAAAAGATAGTTCAAGGTGGAACATCTGCTGGTAAGACATTCGGCATACTACCAATCCTCATAGATAGAGCTATAAGAACTCCTAACGTAGAAATAAGCGTAGTTAGTGAGTCTATACCACATTTGCGTAGAGGTGCTTTAAAAGACTTCCTAAAGATTATGATGATGACCAATCGTTATAATGATATGCAATATAATAAGTCAATGCTTAAGTATAAGTTTGCAAACGGAAGTTACATAGAGTTCTTTAGTGTTGAATCAGCAGACAAGTTAAGAGGAGCAAGAAGGCACACACTATATGTAAACGAAGCTAACAACATACCTTACGAAGCATACAACCAATTAGCAATAAGAACATCTGGAGATATATGGATTGACTTCAACCCAACCTCATCATTCTGGGCGCATACAGAACTACAAGGCAAAGAAGATGCAGACTTTATAAAGCTTACTTATTTAGACAACGAAGCATTACCAGACACAATAATAAAAGACATAGAGAAAGCTAAAGACAAAGCAAAGACATCTACTTATTGGAACAACTGGTGGAATGTATATGGACTTGGAGAGATAGGAAGTTTAGAAGGTGCTTGTATAAAAGACTGGAAGCCTATAGACTTACCAAACGAAGCAAGACTACTTTGTTACGGAATGGACTTTGGTTATACTAATGACCCTTCTACTTTAATAGCACTCTACAAATTCAACAACTCATATATCTTTGATGAGGTCATATACCAAAAAGGATTACTAAATAGTCAGATAAGCAACTTACTTAAAACACACCAAGCAAAAGAAATCATATATGCAGATTCAGCAGAACCTAAAAGTATTGCAGAGTTGTCAAGCTATGGTCATTTAATAATGCCAGTAAAAAAAGGTAAAGACTCAATAGTGTATGGTATCAACCTCATCAATCAAAATGAAATCTATATAACTAATAGAAGTCATAACTTAATCAAAGAACTACAGAACTACATTTGGTTAAAGAACAAAGAAGGAGAAACACTTAACAAACCAATAGATGCTTTTAACCATTGTATAGATGCGATGAGGTATGCTATCACTTCACAATTAGAGAATCCTAATAAGGGTCAATATTACATTTACTAAAAAAA